GCTATCATATTAGAGCGACCTGTTGAAATGCTATTGTAATTGTTCCTACAAATGCACCTGTTGGAACTTGCCCCTTACCATTAAATGACATCACTACTGGTGGAATGGATTTAAATGCCAAATCCAAATATCTACTCAATGTATTATGAAATGTTTGGGGATTCATTGAACCGGCTGCACCAATTGCTTTTATTTCAGTCATAAAGCTATTAGCCATAGAAGAATATACAGTAGTTGCATCAAAAGCAAATTCAGTAATACCTGTTACTATTGCATTTGAATAAACTGTTTTAAAATTCAACATCAATTTTGAAGCAAATAATTTAAACAAATTAGGGAAAGTCATATTACCATCACCACACCACATAGCTGTTTTAACTTCTGGGTATGACAATCGTGTACGTTTATTGGAAACTATACCTGTCTTGCAAGTAACAGGAGTTTGAACTGGTGGTGTTCCAGGAACAGTAGTAATTCCAGTAATAGTAAATTGTGGCTTTGCCAGAGCAGTCTCAATATCTATCATATATTCATTAAGAGACTTCCATATGGCATTTACATACCATTCTTTATTTTCGGCACTTTGTCCTAGACGTGGCAATATTTTATCTGCAAAACTCATTAATTAAAACTCTTCCAAAAATCACTATTGTCAGATGACTCATCAAATAAACAAGGAGGAGGAGCATAATCATCTTGTGGATTTTTAATTTGTGCTGCATTTTGAACAGCATCCAAATCAAATTGAGGTTGTTTCAAACAAAAGATAGCCCAATATAAACTTGATACAAGGTCATCGTGGCAACCCTTTGCACCTCTAAAATGGTTTGGTGATATTTGTTCAAATCTACTTAATTGGTAAATTGTTTCTGCATCGTGTATTATTAGTTTCTTTGCATTAGCAACATCACGAAGCATAATACATGCTTCAAGTTTAGTTGCAGGAGTAGCACGTGTTCCAATACCTTTACCATCAGTATTCAAAATGTTTCCACAACCAATGTTATACCATAGTTCTTCAGTAACGAATTTGCCACAATCGTTGTTTTCTACAACCATTAAACAATTATTATATCTCTCACTCACTGCAGCAACAACTGCGGCATATTCGTATGGTTTAATTTTGTTGTTTTTGTAAACAGCAACTTGTTCATATAGTTCTTTATTCACAATTTTTAATACTTGGAAAGCACAATCATCTTGCCCTACACCTGTTGAACTATCTACACCCATTACATAAGTAACACCAGGTATTGGATCTTCGAATACCTTCATATTATATCCATAATCGGTGCGTAATGGCTCAATACCCATCCAAGATTTAAGTATATCGCCTTCAATTAGTGTAGGTGAAGAACCTTCAAATGAACAATTGTAATTAATTAAACCATTTGATAAGTATTTGTGTCCACCTTCTACCATAAGCGGTGAATAAACATCTTTTACTCCAACAGGTATAATACCTTTGATTATTTTACCATTCAATGTGTCGCCAACTTTGAATTTGTTAGCTGGAACTTCAACACCATCATTGTCAAATCTATGGTCTAGACTACAAGTAATACTTGTGTCTTCAAAAACTAGCTGAATACATTCAGCTCGTTTCTTAATAATCTTTTGATAATTTTGAAATCCTGTTGGAGTTAAGATTTTCATTTAATTGCACCATTCATTTATGGTTTCACTATCTCTATAAACGGAATTTACCTGACGAAGTTCATTCTTTGCTTCATTAGTTTCTTTATCTTCAAAGTATTTAGCAGTTTCTTTCCACATATCAGCATTTGGAATTTCAGGTGCAGGTGGTGTTTCAACCAAACCATTATCAACTGTTTCAGTTTCAAAAATTGGTGTAGGAATTTCTACAACTGGTTCTTGAACTTCAATTACTATTGGTTCTTCGTTGGTCTTGGTGGTTTGGGTGGCTGTGGAGGTTTCCTTCTCATTTGTTTCTCCTTCTTTGATTATCTTTACTTCGGGTTTTGGTTCAACTGGAGCAACAGGATCTTCTACTTCGCGTGTTTCTTCGTTGTCCTTATATTCATTGTATTTCTTGTGGTGGATGTTCCAATAGTGCATAGCAATCTTTTTAGAGTTTATCCAATCACCGCAGATTTTACATTTCTTTTCAATCATATTTTCACCTCACAATTTTGGTTATGTTTAATATGTATAACTACCATCCATCAAACGGGTCAATTCTTGACAAATCCATTTTATTCTCGTCAGTCTCTGGGCTATAAAGGGCTTGTGACTGTTCCTTTTCTTCTAGATTATCGTTTATCGCCAATATATCACCTGACGCTTGTACGTGGCTAGTCTGGTCAGGAACATAATCAGGATGTTCTTCCACAGTAATATGTTTGTTATTCTCGCCCATATCGTGTTCAACATTGAAAGTTTCACCCAATTCTACATAACTTCTCAAATGTTCCATATTATCATCGTTTACATTGAGTTCGTCAACATTTTCGTGACTGTTTCTCCAAACTCTCAAACTAAATTTGTATGTAATTGGTGTACTTAAGAATGTTGTGCCTTCTGCAAATTGTTTTACATTCAATACTTCATAATACAAATCAGAGTATTTGAAATACATTAAATCACCTATCTTTGGAACGATAGATTCGTATGCAGTTGGGTTTTCAGTCTTCCAATCATAACGAGATGCTTCAGCGAAGTGTTGAATTGTGCATTGAACTTCCACAATTTCGGTATAAATCATACCCTGTAATTGATATTGTTTTTGTAATTGTGGAATATTCTCTGCATAGACCTGTAATGCAAATCTTCTTTTTATATTCTCTAATTGATCTTCGCCTAACAACGGGTCAAATTTCGTATCGTGTTCTTTTACGAAATAATAGACGGGCAAGCCATATTTGTTATATGCTTCACTGGCAAGACTTGCCATAAGAGCTGCCTCACTACCATAGCAGTCATTATTTAAAGAATCAAAGTATCTTGGCTGGTTCCAGTCCGTTTGAGGTGGACAACTATTACTAAATACTTTTCTAAATTCACTAGCAAAATCCGTCATATTCTCAATTATTTATAAATAATATATGGATTTTGAGAATTTTTTAAACGAAAAGTTAGCAGATGATTTAACACCTGACCAGTTGGACCGTTATTGGAAAACAATTTCGGCCTATAACCAATGGAAACGAAACAAAAAGAACTCTAGGGATGTCAAAAATAGATTGGCATTTATCAAACACGAGTTCCCTCTTGATAGTAGAGCACTCGCTAAAATACAAAGTTTGATTGATACCATTGACACATATATGGAAACTGGTGAAGATACAACAGTAATCAGGTCAAGAAACACAACAAGACCAATTGACGAGAAACCTGTTGAAACTGTTGAAATAGACACCAATGATTATCAAAAGATAGAACTATCTAACGATTTTCTCAGTGATGCATTTGATAAATTTAATGCAAAGTATTTTGATAACAAATTAGAGAAAATACAAGTTACTTTAGATGATGATATGAAAGGTAATGTTGGCCAATTTGTTTATTCAATTGATTTTAGTAATAAAACATTTAAACCTTTTGGTATAAAAGTAGACAAGTATTGTCAAACATCATTCGCTGAATTTAGAAATACATTAGTCCACGAAATGTTACACTATTATGTTCACTGCTATACTGAATTACCTGAAGAAAATTGGGAAGAAGCATATTTCTATGCATGTAGAGGTAATAAAAGAAAATATAAATCATTGTTAGGTTGTAGTGATGCTACTTGCCATAGTGGTGTTTGGTTGAAAATGGCTAAACAGCTCAATTCAAAGTTTAAAGAATTAGCAATTACACGAAATGTGTTTATAAATTATAAAGCAGAAGAAGATAAAATCTCTGTAATCAATAAATTAAAGGATTCATTTGTAGTTGATTCCATTTACAAGTATAAAAGATGGACTGGTAAGGATAAAATAAATCACAATTATTACATATTCAATAGAAAAGACTTCGAAACACTAATGGAACAATGTAAGAAAGGTATATTTGAATATGATGTTGACGATTATACATTACAAATGAACGCACGATACCACGGTATTAACTGTGTGGATGGTTGTGTAAATGAAATTTATGCTTCTAAAGTTGAAAATCCAGCTGCATTAGCATTATTCCCAGTTAGTGATATTGAGAAGGAACCATATTCTATGCCTGATAATGAATTTAAACAAATGACACATACAAAGGCCTTCAAGCCACTCAAAAAAGTCGGTGAGATAAAAACAGTAAGAAAACAAAACAATACAAAAACAGAAAGTACGGAAAAAGACTTCAAGACTTGGCTAAATGAAAAAACCAATAAGAAATGGGATGTCAATAAATTAAAAGAATTAGGATTGACTGATGAAGAAATTGAAGCCCTTTTGAATGGTGAAGCGGATGGTGAAGTCTGTTCCATTTCATAAGGAGTAAAATAATATGATAATGAATATTGACGAAGCAATTGAGAAACTTCAAATGCACGGGTATCTTGTAGAGTCTAGAAGGAAA